CCGCCAACGATCATTCCAATCGTTTTAAGGTCAAGTTGTACTTGAGTATCTTCTCCAATTTGTGTTGCCATATTTATCTAAATGTAAAGTTTACGCCTACAGAAGAGTTATAAATTTCTGAGTCCCAGAATTTAGTATATTCTCCTTCAGCAAATATTCCTATTGTTTTACTTAATTTCCAGCCGAATATTATACCTGCTTGATAATCATCCCACTGTTCTAATTGTGAATCTTTTATTAATCCACCTTTACCCCAGTTGTTACGATTAAGATAACTTACATTTTGATCACCCTGTATATATTTGTGAAAGGGTAAAATGTAATTACCATAAGCATGCAGCCAAAAATCTTTTCTATAATGATAAAAGTCAAACCCAACTACCGGCGCTATTTCGCCGAAAGCATCTATGAATGACCATTGTTCTTTATTCCATCTATTCATTAAATCACCAAATATAGTATTACGGAAATCTAAATCACTCCATGCTACTATTTTATCATCTGCATCTTTCCATATCCAATCATATCTCTCTTCACCTGTTTGAATATCTGTATATTTAGTTTGGTGATCACTATATCCGTAAATGTATCCAAGAGTATACCATGGGTTTATTGGGTATTCTACTTCATTACCCCAATAATCTACGAATGTATCTGTTCTATTTAACCATATTTCAATAGGATTATATCCATATGGCTGTTCATGCGTACGATATATTGCGCCAGCACTTATACTAAACTTCTTTCCTATAGGTAATCTTGCTCTTACTTCAGCTGATTGATATTTAAAATTAACATTACCTTCTTCTCTTTGCTCAAGTTTAACAATATGGTATTTACCAACATGTCTTATAAAAAATCTTGAATTAAAAAATTCTTCTCCCCTGTCTCTTTCTTTTTCGTAATGAAATAAATATTCTAAACCTTTAACTGATGATGTAGGCGCTGACAATGATTTATTATTTTCAGTACCATCGTAATAATCCTTAGCTTTTACTTCATAACCAAATCTAGCTAATTTTCTAAACCCTACACCAATCCTGTAATCCATTGGGTAATAGTTAGTTACATCAATTACCCTTGGTATTCCGTATAGATCACCATCTGCAGGTCTTTCTACAAAGTAATCTTTATATGTTTGTTCATACGCATTTGAAGCATCACCTGCTACATAAAACGTACCATACTTTAAAAAGTCTTTATACAGTTCTTTTAAAAACTGTGCATTTGAATTAAATGAAATTAATAAACAAAGTACTAATAATAGTTTTTTCATATGTTAAAATGTGTTTTCTAAAATTTCGTCAATAGCGTTTTCTATTTTATCTGCTGTGTCCTCAGGTAATTTTAATGTAACACCTGATTCAATTTTTAATATTTGTTCACCGTTATGAAATAACATAACAGTTGGTATATATATTATTTCTTCTCTTGTAAAATGTTCACTATGTTTACTTAAATAAAATAAATGTGTATTATGATCATTAAATTTTTTTAATGATATTTCATTT